TCTACATTTCCATCTTCATCTGGCTGACCACTTCCTCTAACTCCTCTATAAGAAGGATTTGGTATTTGTTCTGTTTCAGTAACATCTACAAATAAATCTTGATTTTGAAATAAATCTATAGGGAATCCCGGCAACGAATCAGTTGTTAAACCAAAAACACCTGTGTCAATTCCAAAGTTATCAAAAAGTTCATCTAAGTTACCCGGATTTACAGAAGGTTGTACATCTACAACTTCTGGTTCAGGGTCAATAGGGGTAACAAATCTAGAATCACCATCTTCTGTTTGGGTTCTAGGGTCTATGTCAGTTCCACTAAACATACCAGTACCCGGAGCAAAACCCGGTACCATTCCTGCTTCTTGTCCTACTCCCGATGGGTCAACAAAAGGTGGTGCAACTGCTGGAGGTGCTGTTCCATCTTGTTCAAAATCAAATCCTTGTGTTTGGTCAGCAACCTGTTGGTCTGTATCATCTCTTTTTGAAGATGGAAGATATATTCCTGTTGAAGGGTCTGCTGTTAAATCATTAAAAAAATCTCGTACTACGTCTTTTTGAGTTACACCCGGAGTTACTTTAGCAAGCAGTTGTGGTAAAATAGTAGAAAGTTTTTGCCAAAAAGTACCTGCTTCAGCTAATTTATCAAAATCAATTCCTCTTCCAACAGTTTGGTTACCTTTTATCCAAGCATTAAAATAAGGACTGTAAGTATAATCTTCTCCACCAACATTTGCAGTTTTTGTTACTTCTGTTAAATAATCACCTAATTGTGAATACAATAATCTTTGTTCAGCAGGAATTCCTTTTTCTGTTAAATCTCCTACAGTCCTGTTGTTGTACATAATAAAATCATCGTATTCAATGTCAGACCAACCTTTACCTTCTTCAAAGGCATTAGGGGTTACAGGTATCTCAACATTTGATGCTAAAAAATTATTGCCTTCACCCGGCAAAACTAAATGATAAACTCTTACTGTTTCACCACCTTTTGAATATTCATATAATCTGTAATTTGAACCAGAATCATTTGTTCTATTAAAATTTTTACTAGCTTGGTCTTGCACAAGTCTTTTAGACCATCCACCAAAAGCTGGAGAAGGTTCACTTGATTTAGCAACTGCTTGTGCATTTGAATCTTTTAAAAATAAATCCATTTCTTGACCTTCGGAAGTTTTATTATGATTTTGCATCCAATATTGAGCAGTTCCTGTGTCAATATCTCCATCTTGTATCATGTCTGTTAAAACTTTAGAAGCATCCATTTGACCATCTACTCCGGCTGTTAATGAAAAACCATCTCCCTCTGTAATGTGTTCAAATATCTTGTCATTTATGTCTGATATTTCTTTATCTCTAAATTCTTGCAAATTTTTTACTTCTTGTTCAGCTTGAATATTACTTGTAAAAGTCCTTTCACTTTCTGGTGCAAAAGGTACATTAGGATTACTTGCTACTGACATATCAGCTATTGATTGAAGTTGCAAAGATGGGTCAGTTGTTTGACCTGCTTGAAAAGGAGAAACTGAAGGAGAAAGTGCAGGAGTTGCTTGTACACTTCTTGTTAATTGATTATTATCTGGCAAAAAAGGTGACTCGCTTAAACCTAAATCCTGAACAGTTTGTAAATTGTTACTATTGCCACGATTAGCATCAGATACACCTAAAACTCTTGCACCACTTTCTTGCGTAAAAGAATTTGCTATTCTTATTGCTTCAGCTTGGCTGCTAGCATTAATTGGTTCGGTATATTGCCTTCCATTATTTCCTAATAATCTTATCTCGTATATTGCCATATTTATTTCTCAAAGAAAGGGTTGCTAAATGTTTGCCCTACTTGTTTTTTCTTCATTTTTGGCAAATCAGGTTGTACATAACTACCCAATACACTTTCTGACTCCTTGACAAAAGATTTTATCAAATCATCAAAATGCCCGAAAGCTGTAGGTATTGTTTTATCTGTTTTTCTTGCCATCTATCTCATCCCCGGTGGTAAGTCAGAGGTCGGTACTCTTCTGTTTCCTGTTCTAGCAGGAGAAGATATTTCTCTGGCTACCAAGTCTTGTTCTTGCAAACTACCCGGAATCACCGGTCTAGTATTAGTTTGCACTCTTTCTGCTTCAGATGCAAGTGTCCTTGCCGGCTGATTAGTCGTAGAGAACTGACCAGCGTTTGGTTGCTGGTTGTAAATACTCTGTGCAATTTGATTAGCCTGCTCTCCACTTGTTTGACCACCACCGGCTGCTTCAACAATCTGTTGTAACAACGGAACTCTCTCTGCTGCTGCTTGCTGCAAAGCCATCTGTACTTGTTCTGATTTTAAGAATTGTTCTGCAAGTATCTTAGATTTAACTTCAAATGCATTTGATACACCTGCTTTTCTAAGTGCAGTATCATGGTCTGTAAATCCTGACAACCACAACTGGTTCCACAAGTTTAACTTTCTTTCCTGTTCTTCTGGAGAAGTAGGAGTAAGTTGCACCATGTTTACATAGTGACCTCTTATGTCGTTTGGTTTAATAACTGCATCTAATGGTCCAGTTTCTGTTTTTCCAAATACAGTTACCTTATCTTTAATTACATTTTCAACAATATTTAAAATAATTGAGTTTCTATTTTGCAGTCCTCTTTGTGCTGCTTCAACGTATGGACCAAAGTTCAAAGCTGCAATACCTGCTAAAACTGCTGTATGATAACCACTAGCAGCACCTTGTGGTCGTTCTCCCCTGACCACAGCAGGTGCTGTGTTTGCTTCAATAGATTGACTCATCATCTGTTGAGCAATATTAATTGAAGCCGGTGGTTCAACAACTCGTGATGGATTTATACTTACATTCTGTGGTACAAAGTTTTTTGCACCCGGTGTTTCTTCGTACATTTCCATTACTTGTTCTGTTATACCCGGTGGACCAGTAAAGTCTTTAGTTTGCCAAGCACTCTGTGCAACTATGTCAAGATATTGAGATGCAAGTCTTGACTCTGCTCTCATCATGTCAAAGTTGCCATGCAAGATTCCTCTATACAACTCTTCTGGTTTAACACCTTCTGTAAATAATCCTGTGTTAGGATGATAAATAGTAAATGGCAAAGTATTGTAACCATGCCTTTTAGGTTCAAGTGCCCACTTTTCATCAGCCATGTAAGCAACCTGTGAGTATGTCCATACTTCTACGAACTCTACAGTTCCTGTAAGTTTACCTTTCCAATTTGGAAAATGTGCATTTACCCATTCTGCTTCTACTTCGTAAAAATGTATTACCCATCTAGGGTTGGGACCATTGTTAGTATCCCAAACCATCATTTTAGGATTGACAGCACTTGATTGCATTGGAAAGTTTATATTTCTTTTGTCAAGTATGTCGTTTAGTTTTTCTTTATATTCTGCAATGTTTTCATCATCTTCTGGTGGTTCTGGAAACTCTTCCCATTTATTTGCAGCAAACTCTGTTTTTTCAAATGCAATTCCATAAAGTGCCATGTGTTTTGCAATCTCTCTTCTAGTTGGAGTAAATTGTTCAATCATGTGATTTGCACCTGTTAAAAACTTCTCCATGTTTTCTGCTCTTGCCTGACCCCTTGCTCCGGGAGCAGGTACAGATATGTCAATAAATTGTGGAGTAACGTGTGCAACTAGAGAGTTTACAACAGACTGTGCTGTTCCTAACCTAAGCATTGTTCCTGTTTCAGGAATAGAAAAATCAAATCTGTTTAAATAAAAATCTTCTGACTCATTACAGTTATCATAAAATTCTCTAAACTTAAATCTTCCCTCTTTTAATTTTCCAATAACCCATTCTATTGATACAAATGGTTCATCAATAGGGTTGGCTGCTTCTCTAGCTATATCTTCTTCTGGCTTTGCTTCTTCTGATAATTGTCCGTATGTTGTAACCATATTATATGCTTCTTATAGTTTGCATGTAATCTTCCATTGATATACCTGCTTCTTCTAATTGTTTTTCTTTTCTAGCCTTCTTAACTCTTTGAAGTCTAGAATTTTTATTTATGTAGTTTGAATTTGCATTCATGGGTATGATTCCCGAAATAGAAGTAGGAATAAATCTGTCACCAGTTACTCCTTCCATTGCAGGGTCACAAGCCATCAATGATAAACATTCTGCATCCACCCAGTCATCATGTGCACCAGACACGTTATAAAAAGTGTGTCCTCTGTTTGCACTTTCTTTATGCCCTATGTCTTCCAACTGACTTATCAGTTTAACCCAATTTTGGGGGAAAGACACAGTTTCCTTTTCTAAAGATATAGCATAATCTAGAAATAATTGATACTTTTTTTGTGGAGTAAAATTATATCCCACTACCGGAATACTCTCTTCCATCAGTTCTCTGTAAAGTACATCTTCTCCAAATTTACCACCAAGTCCTGTTGAATCCATATATATTTCCTCAATTCCCCATCTTACACTTAAAGCCTTAATTGTTTCTACCTGTAAAGACCAATCAGTCTTTTTTAATTCTACAACTGCAACCGACTCTCTAGTTTGCCTGTCTTTAACAATCATAACTGTAGGGTCATTAGTTCTTCCCAAGTCAAGTCCTGCAACATAGTGTCTTCCTTCTATTGGTCGTGCAAGTTCTACAGCACCTTTGGAATATGCAGCTTCAATGTTCGTAAAGAAGTTACCTGCACCTTCTGGTTGCTTTGCCATATAGAATCTTTCCCATACAGCTTCTGTAAGTGCCTGTTTCTCATCTTCAATCTCTTCTCTGTCTTCTTGAGTTAATCCTGTATTGTCAAATGTAGTTGCATGAAAATATGCTCTTCTTTTAGTTGGGTTTTCTCTTGATATCTTACAGTTTCTTGCAAACCAATGTTGCGTAGATTCTGGGGGAACACCTTCAACTATTGCTCTTCCTAATCTACCCGGAGAGTTTAGAGTAGGTCTTACCTTGCTCCATGCACCTTCTTTAATATCCTGTGCTTCAGCCATGTGTAGAAAATCTAATCCAACAGTCTGCAATGACTCTGGATTATCTGCTGACTTTAACTCCCAGAATACTTCTGTTCTGTATAGACCATCTGTTGTGCCGGCAGTATTTTTTAAATCTAACCATACATGTAAGTCATCTTGTTTAAATCCACCACCACGACCACCTGCCTGTCCTTTTCTTCTAGTCTTTCTTACATACTGTTCTGGAATAAATGTTTGCATCTCATTCCATACCTGAAGCATCTGTGCTCTGGTTGGTGCGACTGTCCATACATGAATCTCCGGAACTAGGTTAGCTTCTTTTGCTGTTAGTTGGTCTGTAGAATTACCGACAGTTACAGGAGTTGTGGCTGCTTTCTGTATAACATTCATAGCTTCCATTAAAGAACTTCTTGTCTTTCCAGCACGTCTTCCAGCCTGTACCCATTTTATTTTGGCATCTGAATCTACCATGTTCTTTTGCCACGGATAAAAATTATGCTGTATCAAATAACTTAACCTCTACTTTGCCATCCGGCTTATCCTCTTCAATTTCTGATGCATTCATCTCTACAAGTTTTCTCTGGTCAATAACCCTTAATGCAAACTCGCTACCTTTGCCCTGTGCCTTTAAGTCTTCCATATGGAAATAGTTAATTATATCTGCGTACTGACCATATACCTGTTTTAAATCATCGTGTTTTATTCGGTAGGTATATTTACCATCGGCTCTTTCAGAAACAACAGGGTAGGCATTATCTTCTCTATACATGTCAAGATACTTTTTAAAACTTGGGGTCGTAATTATTTTTTTCTGGACACTCTCGTAATTAAATCCAAGCTCTTCGCATATTTCTTGTATCGCAAAATCTGATGAACCAAATGCCGGTAGTGCTAAATATATTCTTCTTAGTTGTCTAGTCCATTGATTCCAACAAGGTATTGCTTGAAGAACCTTTTCTTCTATGTATGCGTACCCTTTTTGTTTTGCCATGAAAAGTATTATACACCCCTTCTCTTAATAATCTCTACCCCATGTATTGCATGGCATTTTACACCCCCCTAAAGGGGGTGTATAAAAGTGCCACGCTGTATTTTACATATGTGGTCAACATATCTCAACGCTCTGACTACTACATATGATGTATATATAATGTCGTATGTGTATCGGTGCCACTCTTGTGGCTGTGGGAGTGTAGACTACCACCATAATTATTTATTACATATTAACAATACTATTTATAACTAATATTAATATTGTGTATGCTGTGTCATTGTACCCTTACATAGCATAAAAGATATAAATATTAACAACGCTTGTGTATTGACACTTTAAGACTGTTTAAATGGATATTGTCCCCAAGTATAAAAGAAACAATATAAATACTTTTAATTATTTTCCAAGATTAATTTATTATTATTGCAATAATTATTGTAATTATTATTAATATAGTTTAATATGAATTTACATAAATTAAATTGTCATAAGCAAAGGAGTAAGATGACAACATTAAAAATAAAAGTAGATTCTAAAGTCAAGAATCATACAGCAAGACAAGTGGAATTCTTGAATCAATTCACAATAGCCTTTCTGACTTGGAAGGATATTTCAAAAGGTGGTTTATTGCCGGATTCACTAGAGCAATGTATAGGAAATAAAGTGGACAGGAATACGAAAGATAAATTCTTTCCAGATGCTAAAAGGTCTATGGATTTTGAGAACCTAAACGCTGAAGGTTTTAACTCTGCAATTATGAATTATCCTAAAATCATGATTACACAGCCGGAACCAACAGGAGCCGGAATTAATCACAGCCAAGAATCCCTCTTCTTCTGGCACAAGAAAGAAGGGAAAAAGATGGTTCCACAGCATGAAAAATATGAAAAGCTTTTCAATTCTGACAGAGTAGAAACCTTTCTTCACAATGCAAAAATTGAAATACAACCTTTATTCAATGAGAACAGGAACGAGGGAGACTTGGCACATTATCGGGATTGGGATAATGCAATACAGATTAAGGAAAAATTCCTACAACCTAACAACTGGGATACAAAAGGATTACAAATTTTTGTCCATGAATTAGTTCACTTAGTCGGGGAATATTGCAAGATTTCAAATTGTTCAGCAAAACAGCAACATAACAGAAGTTTTCAAGCGTTGGCAATGTCAATGAATCTAAGAACTGAATGGTTTAAAGAAGCCAAGACATGCCAAACATATGAACTAGATGAAGAATTTTATAACTGGTTTAATAAGGCTTTTGATGTAGAGCATTTAAAGAAAAATGTTTTCAATGTAAGCACTAAGCAGAAGAAAAGAAGTGCATACAAGAAAAGACGATTCTTTGTAAATGATAAAGCATGTTGGACAGGTATCACAGGTTTTGATGATGTTATTGCCGGAGTTCATCCGGATGCATTAGAAGTTTTTAATTGTGTTTCAGCTTGTTCAGATGATAAACACTATTGCCAAAATTACGCTTAAAAAAAAAAAAAATTATGGGGGGTGTGTCAATGTACACTCCCCCCAAAAGGAGAAAAAATAAAAATGAGTACACACGCATTAATTACAATAAGTAAAGATAAAGAATTAAAAGATTACTCAGAAGGAGTAAAAAAAAGAATAGCTACATTAACTAAAAAAATGCGTGAAGCGGAGCGAAGAGAAGAAGCCGCAACTATATACGCTAAAAGTGTTTTAGCTGAAAAAGAAAACTTAAACTCTAGACTTACAAAACTAGACTCGGGATTTGTATCTGAAAAAGAAAACAGAATTAAATCTGGTTTAGAAGCGTCTGTTGCTAAATTAGCAAAGGCTAGAGAAGAAGGTGATCTAAAAGCTGAAGTTGCTGCGAGTGCAGAAATTTCAAGACTTGGTTATGAAGAAGCAAGACTTGCTGATTTAAAATCAAGACAAGCTGAGTTAAAAGCAACACAACAACCA